TCAATATGCGACAGCTTCTGAGAAGCCCAAGAAGAAGTGGGAGAATGTGGACACTATATTGTGCGATTTAGATACGCATAAACTTCATTACGTCCGTGTTCCAGAAAATCATATTGTCATTGACTTTGACATAAAAGATAAGGATGGGAATAAATCCTATGAGTTAAATAAAAAAGCGGCTGAACAGTGGCCAGAGACATATGCTGAGTTAAGTAAGGGAGGTGAAGGAATTCATCTCCATTATATTTATGGCGGCGATGTTTCCAGGCTTAGCCGTGTGTTCGATGAGAACATTGAGATAAAAGTATTTTCGGGCAACGCTTCTCTTAGGAGGAGGTTGTCTAAGTGTAATGCTTTACCGATTAAGAAGATTAATTCGGGATTGCCAATGAAAGGAGCGAAGAAAATGGTTAATTTCGATACGGTAAAGAACGAGAAGGCTATACGAACTATTATATTTGATTGTCTTGAAAAGAAGCATCATGGCGCTACTAAGCCTGAGGTCGACTTTATATTTAAGGTACTTCAGGATGCTTATGAGTCTGGCATGACATATGATGTTAGAGATCTTAGGCCAAGGATATTAGCGTTTGCGAATAACAGTACTAATCAGGCGAGTGCGTGTTTGGATCTTGTGACTGAAATGCATTTCTGTTCTGAGGAGAAAGAGGCTGTTTCTGAGAATGCGGAACCGGAGAAAGAAAAGCCAATCGTATTTTTCGATGTGGAAGTGTTTGTCAACTTATTCGTTGTCTGCTGGAAAGCTATTGGGGCTAAGAAAGTAGTTAAGATGATAAATCCTACGCCTAAAGAGGTTACTGACCTTGTTAATAACTTCAGACTCGTCGGCTTTAACAACCGCAGGTATGACAATCATATTTTGTATGCAAGGATGCTTGGGTATCAGAATGATGAATTATATTCTCTGTCACAGCGAATTGTAAGCGGAAGCAGTAATGGATACTTTCTTGAAGCTTACAATATTTCGTATACGGATATTTATGACTTCTGCTCTAAGAAGCAGAGTCTGAAGAAGTGGGAGATAGAGCTTGATATTCATCATCAGGAACTCGGACTCCCTTGGGATGAACCGGTTCCAAAAGATATGTGGGCGCTTGTTGCTGATTACTGCGTTAATGACGTAGTAGCAACCGAGGCAGTGTGGAATGCGAGACATCAGGATTTCATTGCAAGAGAGATTCTTGCTGATATTTCTGGACTTAGTATCAACAGCACTACAAATAGTCACACAACAAGACTGATTGTCGGAACCGATCCAAATCCACAGAAGAAGTTCGTATATACAGATCTCAGTGAAATGTTTCCTGGGTATAAATTCGAGTTCGGAAAGTCGACGTATAAGGATGAAGAGGTAGGAGAAGGCGGCTATGTATATTCTGAACCTGGAATGTATAAAGCGGTGGCTCTATTGGATATTGCAAGTATGCATCCTAATAGCGCGATTAATCTCAATATCTTTGGTCCATATACCAAGAATTTTGCTGAGCTTGTGCAGGCTCGTATATTTATCAAGCATGGTGATTATGATGCGGCTGGTAATCTATTTGATGGAAAGCTCAAACCATATTTGGAGAACAAGGATCAGGCAAAGACATTAGCTTATGCACTTAAGATAGCTATAAATTCCGTATATGGTTTGACCGCCGCTAAGTTCGATAATAAATTGAGAGATCCTCGTAATATTGACAATATTGTTGCCAAGCGAGGCGCGTTATTTATGATTGACCTCAAAGGGGAGGTGCAAAAGCGTGGGTACACAGTTGCGCATATTAAGACAGACTCTATCAAGATTCCTGACGCAGATAAAGAAATCATTGATTTCGTTATGGAATTCGGTAAAAAATATGGCTACACGTTTGAGCACGAAGCTACGTACGATCGTATGTGCCTCGTCAACGACGCAGTCTATATTGCGAAGTATGCCGAAGGCGAGTGGTGTAAAGAGAAGTACGGTTATATTCCAGAGAAGAATGAGAAGATGCCGGGTAAATGGGATGCAACAGGAACTCAGTTCCAAGTACCATTTATATTTAAGACGCTGTTCTCACACGACCCTATCGAATTTAAGGATAAATGTGAGACCAAGACTGTAACTACCGCATTATATTTGGACATGAACGAGGGCCTTGGCGATGATGAGCATGACTATCATTTTGTAGGAAGAGCCGGACAGTTCTGTCCAATTAAACCTGGATGCGGAGGAGGACTTCTGATGAGAGAGAAGGACGGTAAGTATTACGCCGCAGGCGGAACAAAGGGATATCGCTGGCTTGAGTCAGAAGTAGTTAAGTCATTGGGAAAAGAGAATGATATTGATGTCAAGTATTATCTCGACATGGTTGATGATGCGGTAGAAGCCATATCTCAGTATGGCGACTATGAGTGGTTTATATCTTAAGGAAAGGAGCTAACAAATGGCTACACACAATAATATTACGATCGAAGGAGCGAGAATCAAATATCGTAATTTCGCAGGTAAGGAGAAGCAGTTCAATCCTGCAGGCAGAAGAAACTTCTGCCTTATTTTAGATGATGAGACTGCGGAGGTTCTTGCTAAGGATGGATGGAATGTGAAGCCGGATGAGTATGATGGGCATACTTTGCAGGTGGCGGTCGAGTATAAGAACTATCCACCAAAGATCGTTCAGATATCCGGAAACAACCAGACTATTCTTACCGAGAAGCAGGTTGGACTTCTCGATGATGCTGAGATTCTGAATATCGATCTTATTGTAAGACCGTATAATTATAACGTGAATGGCAAGGCCGGTGTTAAGGCATATTGCAAAACTATGTATGTGACGATTCAGGAAGATTTTGGAGGTAAGTATTCGTCGATTCCATATTCTGAAGAGGATGTCGCTATGGAAGAGCAGATGAATGATATTCCTTTCTAAGGTGGTGATATCAATTGGGCGTAAAACTTGACGATAATCAATTACTTGCGCTAGAGCAACTAAAGAGTGGCTCTATATTATGCGGCGGTGTTGGTTCTGGCAAATCTCGAACTTCTTTAGCATATTTTACAGTTAAGGAATGTGGAGGGGGACTAAACGGGGAGTCGATGAAGACGCCCAAGAATCTGTATATTATCACTACGGCCAAGAAGCGGGACAGTAAGGAGTGGGAGGATGAATTTCCTCCCTTTCCTTTTGCCCAAATTGATATTTGTATAGATTCGTGGAATAACATAGGAAAGTATTCCGAAGTAAAAGATTCGTTCTTTATATTTGATGAACAGCGTCTTGTTGGGTCTGGTGCTTGGGTGAAGGCATTTCTGAAGATTGCTAAGAGTAACAATTGGATATTACTTAGTGCCACTCCCGGAGACACGTGGATGGATTATATTCCGGTCTTCATAGCAAACGGCTTTTACAAGAATCGAACTGAATTTATTCGACGGCATGTGGTCTATAGCAGATTTGCTAAATTTCCAAAGGTAGATCATTACGTTGAGACTGGAAGATTATTGAGATTGCGTAAAGCTATATTGGTGAACATGAAATATATAAAGCCAACACAGCAGCACCATTTTCAAATCACGGTCGGTTACAACAGAGAGACTTATAAGTTTGTTACTAAAGAACGATGGGATATTTTTAAGGATGAACCTCTTCGAGATATGTCGTCGTTGTGTTATTTACTTAGACGAATAGTGAATACTGATCCTCAACGTATAGCCGCAGTGGAGAAACTTATTTCTGAGAATCCAAGAGTGATTATATTTTACAACTTCGATTATGAGTTGGAGATACTTAGAGATCTTGGTGAATCTTTAGGGATAACCACTGCTGAATGGAATGGTCATAAGCATCAGCAGATACCGACCACTTCATCATGGCTATATTTGGTTCAGTATACAGCTGGAGCTGAAGGTTGGAACTGCACATCAACAAACGTTATAATTTTTTACTCTCAGAACTACTCTTATAAAGTTGCGGTTCAGGCTGCTGGTAGAATCGATAGACGGAATACTCCATACACAGATTTATATTACTATCATATTCGTTCCAATTCATCTATCGACGTTGCCATACATCAAGCTTTATCAAGAAAAAAGAATTTTAATGAAAGGGGATTTGATGCATAGTGATTCATATTCTAAGAAGCATCCGGGAAAGCCGCCAGCTCATCCTCCAGTTGTAGTCGTAGAAACTGGAGAGATATTTGACACTTTCAAGGAAGCTGCAGAAGCCATTGGCGGAGACCGCTCAAATGTGAGAAGAGTCGCATATGGTGTCCAGTCCCATCACAAAGGCTATCACTTTAAGCTTCTTACCAAATAATTAGAGGCTCAAAATAAACAATGCATATAATAGAGAGGATAGACAAAATGTGCCTATCCTATTCTTTTTGTATGCGGAAAGAGGTACTTAATGCGAGAGAACAAATTTCAGGGCGACCTTATTAAAGAACTGAAAGCACTGTTCCCAGGATGCATAGTGCTTAAGAATGACCCGAATTATATTCAGGGAATTCCGGACTTACTTATTCTTTATGGTAAGCGGTGGGCTGCGTTAGAGTGCAAGAAATCAGAGACAGCTCCTGCACGTCCTAATCAATCATATTATGTGAAACGAATGAATAAGATGTCCTTCTCAAGATTCATATTTCCAGAGAACAAAGAGGAGGTATTACGTGAACTTCAATCCGCATTCAAATCTGGTAGGTCAACACGCTTTTCTAAGCGCAAGTAAATACCACTGGATAAACTACGACGAGGATAAACTTATATCCTCATACAAGAATTATCAGGCTGTTCAAATGGGTACGCGTTTACACGCCTTCGCCTGTGAATGTATAAGCCTTGGGCAGAAGCTTCCTAAAAAGAAGAAGACGCTCAACTTATATGTTAACGACGCGATAGGCTACAAGATGACTCCGGAACAGCCTTTATATTTTTCCGAGAATTGTTTCGGCACTGCTGATGCAATAGCATTCCGTAATGATTTTTTAAGAATCCACGATTTGAAGACTGGCAGCTCGCCAGCGTCGATGTCTCAGCTTGAGATTTACACAGCTTTATTTTGCCTTGAGTATGGCATAAAGCCAAACGATATAGGTAAGGAACTGCGTATATATCAATCTGATGAAGTCCTAGTTCATGAACCCGAAAATGATCGGATATTTATGATCATGGACAAAATCATATATTTCGATAAGTGCATCAACAATCTCAAGATGGAGGCATAGCATGTTATTTTTAGACGAGTTGTTTCATTCCGGAACGCCGCAGCGTTTCGATGGAGACCCGCATGGTTCTGGAAGATATCGTAAAGGTTCTGGCGAAAATCCGCATCAGCATGGAAACGAATCATACTATGATCAGGTCAGATATTATGAGTCTTTAGGTATGACTCCAGCTCAAATATGTGAGGAAATGGGCATATCTACAACTCAGCTTAGATCATGGAAAACTATTGATAAGGAGCGCCGGACAGCTGCGGAACGCAGTCAGTGTCTTGAACTTAAAGATCAGGGTTTGAGTAACTTGGAAATAGCACGAAGAACCGGTTTATCTCCGGGTACCGTTGCAAATAGACTTAAGCCAATAGAAGAAGAGCGAGCAAATAAGAATCAGAATACCGCCGATATTCTAAAGGACTACATTGACAATGGTAGACCATATTTGGACGTTGGAGATGGCGTTGATAGACAACTTGGAATATCCAAGGAAAGACTCAGGGCAGCATTAGCTATATGCGAAGAGCAGGGATATAAAGTAACAACATTTAGCATCGAACAAGCAACTAATCCTATGCAGAAGACTGAGATTAAGGTTCTCACAAAGGATGATGTTTCTTATACGGAGATAATGCAGAACAAGGATAAGATCATATCTCCTCTTGGTACATATACTGAAGATGGCGGAAATACTTGGTGTAATATTCAGACACCTATAAATATCGATCATAAGAGGATTGATATTTGCTATGCTGAGCAGGGTGGTAAAGATAAAGATGGTGTTATAGAACTGCGTCCTGGAATAAGAGAATTATCACTCGGCGGCAATGATTATGCGCAAGTAAGGATCGCAGTTGACGGAACGCATTATTTGAAAGGCATGGCTATATATAATGATGACCTTCCGCCTGGGATCGATATTCGTTTTAATACAAACAAGCATATTGGAACACCAATGCTTGGAGAAAAAGATAATTCAGTTTTGAAGCCGCTTAAATCCGATCCCGACAATCCATTTGGATCAACAATTAAGCAGCTAAAGGATGACAATGACAAAGTATATTCTGCCTGCAATCTTGTAAACGAACCTGCAGATTGGGATAAATGGTCAAAGAACCTTTCGTCACAATTCTTATCCAAGCAGGAACCAATGCTTGCTAAACAACAGTTGGATTTAGCATATCAGATCAAGAAGAACGAGTTTGACACATTATGCAAATATACAAATCCAGCTATAAAAAGAAAGCTTCTATTATCATTCGCGGACGAATGCGATTCTGATGCGGTTGAGTTGAAAGGTGCAGCTCTGCCAAGACAGAAGACTCATGTTATTTTACCTCTTACTACTCTTCGCGATAATGAAGTATATGCTCCGAATTACGAGACTGGAGAGCAAGTTGCGTTAATTCGATATCCTCATCAGGGAAGGTTTGAGATACCAATTGTTACGGTTAATAACAATAATGCCGAAGGAAAACGTCTTCTCGGAAATCCGAAGAATGCCATAGGTATAAATGCCAGAGTTGCTGAACGTTTATCTGGTGCCGATTTTGATGGCGATACGGTTGTTGTTATTCCGACAAAAGGACAGAATATCAAAAATATGCCTCAGCTTCGAGGTCTTGAAGGATTCGATCCAAAAGAACGATATCGTGCATATCCAGGAATGCCAGAGGTTGGACCAAAAACTGGATTTAATAAACAGCTGGAAATGGGAAAAATATCCAATCTTGTCACCGATATGACAATTCAAGGTGCTGATATGGATAAAATAGCACGCGCTACAAGGCACGCTCAGGTTGTTATTGATGCCGAAAAACATAATTTGGATTGGCGACGTTCTTATGAAGAGAATCAGATAGCGGCACTGAAAAAGGAATTTCAAGGTGGCGAGAATAGAGGCGCATCGACGCTTATTTCTAGGGCTAGCTCTGACGCACATGTTCCTACTAGGAAAACATTTAATCCAGGTCAAGATATTGATAAAGAAACTGGCGCAAAGACCTATCGTGAAAAAGGCGAGGTAAAATATGAATATGCATATAAGAACTCACAGCCTGCCTATAAAAACAAGGACGGAAACTTTTATATCCAAGACCCAGTAACCGGTAAAAATGTCACGGTTCTGAGCAAGAAAGTAAAAGAGAAGACCAACAAAGAAACCGGCGAAAAATACTTCGAGTTCTCAGAACGTAAAACACGCACCGTCTACAAAAATAAAGACGGTGATTTTTATTATAAAGATCGGGCGACAGGCGAAAGAATTCAAGTTCCTACTGAAAAAGTGAAGACTAGGAGTAAGACAGAAGTCTCAAATAAAATGACCGAAGCTTTTTATAATGGTAAGGATGCATATTCTTTAGTATCTGAGGATAATACTCGAATCGAGAGATATTATGCTGGTTATGCTAATAAAATGAAAGCTCTTGCCAACGAAGCTCGAAAAGAATATTTAGCAACGCCGCCACAAAGAGTAAACAAAACAGCACGAGTAACTTATGCTGAAGAAGTTAAATCTTTGAATGAGAAACTTAATACTGCGTTGCTTAATGCTCCTAGAGAAAGACAAGCTCAGTTATTAGCAAATTCCTATATCCAAAGAACAATAAAAAATAACCCCGAAATAGCCAATGATAAGGACCAGCTAAAAAAGAAAAGGGCCCAGGCTATTGCAGAAGCCCGGGTAAGAACCGGATCCCTTAAACGTGACCAGCGTAACATTGAGATAACCGATCGTGAGTGGAAGGCTATTCAGGCACAAGCTGTTTCACAAGACACTATGGATAAGATACTAGCGAACACCGATGAGAAGAAGCTTAAAGAACGAGCTATGCCTAGGGAAAACAGAAAGGTAACTTCTGCGTCTTTAGCAAGGGCTAAAGCCTTAATGAATAGAGGCTATACACAGGAAGAAGCAGCAGATGTTATAGGTGTCTCAGTATCGACATTAAACCGTGCACTGTAGAAAGGAGGATGTGATGAGTCAGGACAAGCGTATTGTAGGATACATGCTTACCACCACAGACAATCCATTCGATCCTAGAACAGATTACGAAGAGTGGATGTACTATGATGAGCATGTGCTAGGCTACTATACCAATGCATACCTAGGCCGAGTGGCTAAGACAGGTCCAAACTTCTCAGCATTAGAAGTGTTTAACGAGACCTCCCGCGCCATGGACGACATTGTAAGGTTAAATGGACCAGACTTTTATAAGAAGTTGCCAGTCTATGGTTAATTTAACCAGATTTGAGGTTCTGGAGTGTGTCAAATATCAAAAAATGATATAAAATAACCTATTTTCGGTACGGGAGGGGGGTCTAAAAAATTACACCCCCCTCCGGGATCGCGCCGGTCTTTAAAATTTCTCCAGAGGAAATTTTTGTATATTTGTTCTATGCTCTTTGCAGGGTGCTAAGTGCATTAGAAATCATTTTTTCGCTCCTTTCTGATTATACATGCTTTATGGTCTATTTGTCATACATATAGATGCCCTTAGCACCCTACAAAAAGTATAGAGAAAGTCATATTTTCTAGAACAAAAGGAGAGTAAATCCAATGGGAAGTAGGAAGAAGCCTACCCCAACCGATCGAAAGTACAAGCCAAAGCCAGCCGAATCTCCCGAGGCAAGGTTAAATCAACTCGTTGCCAAGGCTTTTGATCTGGTTGAGCGGCGTTTAGATGAAGGAACAGCAACTTCACAAGAGACTACTACTCTTATGAAGTATGGTTCTCCTAAAGCAGAGCTTGAAAAACAGAAACTGCAGACTGAAATCGATGCGTTGAAAGCTAAGATTGCAGTTCTCGAGTCATCCAAGCGTTCTGAAGAATTGTACGAGAAAGCTATCAAGGCTTTTGCAACTTATAGCGGTCATAGTGAAACATTAGAAGAGTTCGAGGAGTTGAAATGAGCGCAATCAACGAAGAAAGTATTCTTAAGAGTATACGAAAACTCATAGGGCCGGAAGATGACTACACTCATTTCGACCCGGATATTGTCATACATATAAATTCAGCCATTAATAGGTTGTTCCAGCTCGGGGTGGAATCCGCAAAGGGTTTTCGAGTTACTTCTGAGTCTGAAACCTGGGGCGACTTGTTTGGTAGTGACGAGGACATCATTGATATGTGTAAAACGTTCATTTACTACAAGGTCAAGATGGGATTCGATCCACCAACAAGCTCGATCGCTTCCGAAGCTTTTAAAAGTGAGATTGATAAGCAGGAATGGCTGATTAGTGTATGGGTGGAATCAAACGCCTAACATATATTGTTGAAAGGAGCAAACATAATGGGCTTTTCTTTTGATAAAAATTTGGAGGTACATATGGCCCAGAATAATTATTACCTTATGCACCACGGTGTAAAGGGCATGAAATGGGGTGTGCGTAGAACCCCAGCTCAACTTGGTTATCGTCCTAAGGCCGGTTCAAGGATTAAGACTAAACTGAATGATCCAGAGTTTAAACGTAAAGCGGCCACCGCTGCAAAAGTTGCCTTGGTAATTGGCGCCGCATATGCTACCCATAAGGTTATTAATGATCCTAAAGTTTTAGCTGCAGGCAAGGATGCAATAACTAAAGTTGTGGCTAAAAGCGGAGCTGTTAAGGCATCTACAATTAAAAACGTAATGAATTCTACAGAATTCAAAGCGGCAAAGGCTTTGGCTTCCAAATCCGGTGCGGTTACAGATGCTGCTAAAACTGTCGGCGGAGCTGCTGGAAAGGTTCTTAAGAAGATTGGTTCTGAAGATACTCGCAATACGATTGCCGGTATTGGCCTTATGGCGGGAACGGCAAGCGTTCTTAGAGGTCAAATTAAGGACTTTAAGAACAATAAACCGGATGGTGACGCATTTGATAGAGCCGTTAAGAGGACTCAGCAGGCGGCAGAGATTGGCGAAAACATTAACAATTTGGCTAGAGGGCCAAAAGGAATTAGTGCTCCTACGCAGAGCTCGACCTCGTCCTCGAGTAGTTCCTCTAATCTTTCCGCATCTATAAAAGGCGTCGAACCAAGTCATAAGAGTGTGGATAAGAGTAGCAAAGAGTATCAGGATTTGTTTAAAGGACAGGACTCCACAACTAGAAGCACGATTAAGTCTCTTGTTAATCAGGGGTATGATATTGACCAGATTAAGAAGCACCTCAATCATTCAGCAGTGTCAAAGAGTTCTACTGGCCGTGGAAATCTTATGGAAGATTCCAAGACTGGAAAAACTGTTCGTACAAATAGAACGTTAACTCTCAAGGATTCTAAGCGCATACGTGAGTATCAGAACAGTCACCCGAACAAATCTCTTGAGGATACTTTACGCGATCTCGATCTTTTGGATAGAGAGTACAGGCATTCGGCTATTGCCAGTGATTCTTATTTTCTGATGCATAGTTGCGGCAATACAGGTTGGCGGATGCGAAGGACTTATTAGTTATGAAGTATAAGATCATTAAAAACGAGTTGACCCATCACGGTATTATGGGACAAAAATGGGGGACTCGTAATGGTCCTCCATATCCTTTGGGTGGAGGTGATTATTCCGCCAGGGAAAAACGTGAAATCTACAAGAAACGCAAGCAGCCAAACAGCATCTATAATAAGAAGCACTTCGACGAGGTTCTTGGCAAAGGTTCGCAGCTATCAACTCTTTCTTACGATAAGAATCGTACTAAAGGTGCGGACATGTTCTATGCTACGCATAAGAAACTTGATCAGCATCAGTATAATGCATTGTTTAATAGACCAGTCCCGCAGACTCTTTACGATTCAGACGGTAATTCTGTTGGTACAGGGATGTTCCTTAAGTACAAGATTAAGAATGATGTCACACGAGATCTTAAGATAGCGAGCGAGGATTCAGGCGCAGATGCATTCATGAATCTTTACAAGAAAGACCGTGACTTTTATAACTTCGTCACTGATCCTACTAGGATGAAGGGGGCTTTTGTTGACGATAAGTATAAGTTCAAAGGCTATAGGGAGAGTCGAGAGGTTCTTGAAAAGCTTCAGGACAAGAAGTACAAACCTACGGCCGACGAACTTCAGACTGCTTACAGAATGTTTAACTATGTAATTCCTTCTGATGGTGCTGGGAACGCAAGACTTGGTAAGGACGTTGCGACTCAGCGAGCTAAGTTCTTTACAGAACTTAAGAAGAATGGATACGGAGCGGTTCTTGATACTAATGACGCAATTTACGGGGGGTTCAAAGCTACATCGCCGGTTATCGTATTCGATATGGATTCTATATCACTTGCGGGGGCAGAACGTACAACTATGAAGAGTAAGCGTTTTTCGGAAGTTGCTCTTGCTGGAAGAAAAGTATTAGGTGTTTAGAGAATTCAAAATGGAGGTATAATTATGGCATATCGACTTGTGAATTCTAACGCCTATCTAATGCATTATGGCGTCAAAGGAATGAAATGGGGAGTGCGGAAAGAGTATGTTCCAAAAGGACGTAGTCGTTCATCAGGTACACCACAACGACAGAGTAAGGGCGCTGTAGATGTGCTTCTAGCTGATCCTGAACTCACGACCTATGCTACATTGGCTGTTGCGTTGCTTGCTTATCACGGAGGAAAGCGCATTTCCGATCTTAATAAACAGGGATGGTTTAGCGAAAAGTATAAACCATCTGACGTAAAGCGATGCCGCACAACAAAAGAAGAAGATATCAAGTTGATTAATCCTTTAAAAGGAGTATCCGACCAAACAATAGAAAAGTTACCATACATAAAATCTGTTTCCGAATTATCAAAGGCTGAGCAGAAAGAACTGACTGCCGCAATGAAGAACGGCTGGATGGACAACTGTGTTTATTGCACAACGGCTGGAGTACTTCGTCGAAAAGGATTTGATGTTGAGGCTAAGAATTCTCCTGGAAGAGGTCACTCCACGGAGCAAATGATGAAGTGGTGGAAGGGCTCGAAGATTGAATCTTTCGACGGCAGGAGCGAATCTAATCCTAAGAAGGCTGATGCTTTCGTATTAGATGCTCAAACAAGAGAAGGCAAGAAGAATAGGAGCGATTCTGACCAGCTGAGTCATATGAGCCAGGTTCTACAGAAACAGGGCGTCGGTGCTTATGGTGAGATGCGTGTGTATGGCTTCTTTTGTGGGCATTCTGTAGAATACTCTGTAGAAAAAGACGGGGTAAGGATACACGATAATCAGGTTCGCCATACATATAAGCTAGACGAGTATTTTAAATCGCATGATCATTTTTATCCTTCCGAATCTGTTTTTATGAGATTGGATACTTGTGAGCCGAATCTCGATCGGATGTTAAAAGAACATGCAGTAAAACCAAGAGGTAAGTAAGATGGACATAAGGAGCGCAAAAGAATTAGCCAAGAAGGCAAATTCTGGATATTCCATACTTAAATCCTATTCGGGGACACTTGGGTATGATGACGTTTTTGCTTTTGTTATTTCTAAAGGAGGAACTCAAAGACGTTTCGTTGTAGTTTATCCTGATAATACAGTCAGTGGTGTTGATGGACCAATGGCCGCGATGATTGCAAATTCTTTAACTGAGGTGGAATGATGTCACTCTCTAATACGGCGACCCCGTACTATTATGGCCAGTTTCGGGAAGCCGTAATGAGGGGCGAGATCCCTGTTAATAAATGGATCTCAAAAGAGATGAATCGAATTGATTCTCTTATCAGGAATCCCGGAATTTATTACGACGACAAAGCTATGGACGGCTTTGTCGCTTTTTGTAATAACGAACTTACGCTTACCGATGGTTCAGACATGGCTCTGCTCGATTCATTTAAGCTTTGGGCAGAGCAGGTTTTCTGTTGGTATTATTTTGTAGAACGAAGCGTCTACGAGCCAGGAGAAGACGGGAAGCCCGGACGGTATGTTCGTAAGCGAATCAAGAAACGCCTTACTCAGAAACAGTATCTCATCGTTGCTCGTGGTGCGGCGAAGTCTATGTACGATTCTGCGATACATGCATATTTTCTTACATGCGACGGATCTACTACAGAACAGATGACGACCTCGCCAACTATGGCACAATCTGAAACGGTACTATCTCCTATACGTACTGCAATCATAAGGTCTCGAGGACCGTTATTCCAATTTCTTACAGAAGGAAACATCCATAACACAACCGGAAGTAAAGCTAATAGGGTGAAGTTAGCCTCTACGAAAAAGGGTATTGAAAATTTTCTTACTAACTCAACCCTTGTAATCAGACCCATGAGTCTGGACAAGAACCAGGGTTATAAGGACAAGATAGCGACTATTGACGAATGGCTTTCCGGTGATGTTAGAGAGGATGTAATCGGTGCTATCGAGCAGGGTGCATCGAAGAATGACGAGTATCTCATTATTCTTACAAGTTCCGAAGGTACTGTAAGAAATGGCATAGGAGATACTATCAAGATGGAGATCGAGGATATTCTTAATGGCGAATACTATAATCCGCACGTCTCCATTTGGTATTACAGATTAGATGATATTTCGGAAGTAGAAGCAGGTAAGACTGATCCGTCTATCTGGCTTAAGGCAAATCCGAATCTTGGCAAAACGGTAAGCTATGAGACCTATCTTCTTGACGTCGAAAGAGCTGAACACGCTCCTTCCGCTAGGAATGACATTCTTGCAAAAAGATTCGGTATTCCTATGGAAGGTTATACATTCTTCTTCACATATGAAGAGACGCTTCCTCATCGAAAGAGAAGTTATTGGTCTATGCCGTGCGCACTTGGCGCTGACCTTTCTCAGGGTGACGACTTCTGTGCGTTCACATTCTTATTCCCACTTGGGAATGGTAAGTTTGGAATAAAGACCAGGAGTTACATTACTTCTCTTACAATGATGAAACTTCCAGGGGCTACCAGACTTAAGTACGAGGAGTTTCTTAACGAAGGAAGTCTCATAGTTCTTGATGGAACCGTTCTGGACATGGACGAGGTTTACGAGGATCTTGACAGACACATAATCGATTGTGATTACGATGTTCGTTCTTTTGGCTTCGACCCGTACAATGCGAAGGAATTCGTAGATAGATGGGAACAAGAGAACGGTCCATTTGGAATAGTTAAAGTTCCACAAGGTTCCAAGACCGAATCAGTTCCGCTTGGCGAGCTTAAGAAACTGTCTGAAGAACGAATGCTCCTTTTCGATGAGCAACTTATGATGTTCACGATGGGGAACTGCATCACGATAGAAGACAACAACGGAAACCGTAAACTTCTTAAGAAAAGACGTGAAGCTAAGATCGATAATGTGGCGGCTATGATGGATGCTTACATTGCTTATAAGGCTAATAAGGAAGCCTTTGAATAAATTCAAAATGAGTAACTATTTAATACATTACGGCGTCAAAGGAATGAAGTGGGGTGTTCGGAAAGCTTGACCTATTCTAATTCGCAATAATTACAACTACTACAATGATTAAATTTGTGGAGATTGCCTATGAATTACAGAATACATTATTCTGAGGAACTCTATCACCATGGCGTTAAAGGCATGAAATGGGGAGTTCGCAAGGAATACGTGCCGAAAGGCAGACGAAAAGCATCGGGCAGTACATCTCCCGAAAAAGAAAAACGCAAGTGTTTATCTAGGAATCAGAAGATTGCTCTTGGTATTGCTGCTGTTGCAGTAACTGGTGTTGTCTTGTATAAGACCGGTTCGTTTGATAAGATTGCGGAGATAGGAAAGAAAGCGGCAGCGTCGAAATGTGCCGTAAATGGAATAGATATTACGGAATCTGTTTCTTCTGCAACCAAGAAAGCGACTGCGTCAGAGATTAGAGATCGAATCAGTCCGATTGATGGCGATTGCAACTTCAACTCATTTGCTGGGGCATTGTCTAACAAGTTTAATATTAGGCTCAACCCAAATGCATCTGAAATGTACGAAAATAATATTACAAACCTGCTAGGTAAAGCACTTAAGAATCCAGACAAGCATATTTATGACACGATCCCGGCGGATGCATATCGAGATAAAGAGCGTCTTTCAAATGTTATCTTAACAAAGGTTGCAAAAGGAAACGATGGTGCTTTTGGACAAATTGGCAGTGATCTTGTAACTCCTCCTGGGGCACCAACGAAAGGTCATGCATTTAATTGGATTGTCGAGAATGGTGAAGTTCGGTTTTATGATACACATGCTAAAGTACGCGACAAGAGCACCGGACAAATTGTACGTAGAGCTTTGGAAGATGCTTCTAAGTACATAACTCAGGGGCGTATTAGCGGACAACATGGAAAGATTACAAGACTCGATAATATTGAGTTTGAAGATTTTAATCTTGATTATATGGGTAAACTCTGCAGCGAGTTTTCAAAGAGATGATTCCGTTATAGTGAAAGGAGCGCGATTATGGAATACGTTGAAAAAGCACTTAGTGTGGCCCAGCTAGATTTTAATGAGCCATTGTATGTTGAATGGATAGGTGAAGATGATACTTATGTAGTTGTCTTTATGTCTTCTGAAGAATTAGATAAAACAGGAGACGCTTTTGAGTGTCCTATATTTGCTGTTAATAAGAAGACCGGCCAAGAAACATACAACTATATGGCTGGTATAGGTGATGATGATGGATTCGAGAATTTAAGATTCGATACTTTAAAGATTCAGCAGTCATGACCCGTACATACCGACATTTATTAACTCTACCGACCTTTGAAGAGAGATTTCAGTATCTTAAACTTGATGGAAGAGTAGGACAAGAAACATTCGGCTTTGATCGATATTTCAATCAGATATTTTATCGGTCAAACGAATGGAAACAAATACGTAATTTTGTAATAGCCAGGGATCAAGGATGTGACCTGGCTATTTTTGATAGGCAAATTTTTGGACGAGTTTACGTTCATCATATGAATCCTATTGGGTTAGACGATATTAAGGATGCTTCGGACTATCTTTTGAATCCGGATTTTTTAGTTTGCGTATCTAAGGAGACGCACGATGCTATTCATTACGGAGATGGGTCTCTTTTGATGCAAACTAAGTTAACAGAAAGAAGTCCAGGCGATACGAAACTTTGGTGAGAGTAATGGAATACAGAATTATTCGAGAAGATGAACTTTACCATTACGGCGTTCCTGGAATGCGTTGGGGACACCGAAAAGCTCAGACATCTTTAGCCGGGACCGGACATCGAGCACTTGCTGGTGTCTATGGCATGAATCAGCGTTTTTATAACAAAACCGGGAATAGAACTGCCGCGAGTATAAATGCCCAGGCTCGAAATCAGCAGCTTAAGAAAGCTGAGGCGGCCGATCGGGCAAAGGCTAACAAATCCAAAGCCAGGGCCGGTGAGAAAATGGCGAAACGTCAAGCCGTGAAAAATGCCAAAGTCTCATATAAAGAGGCTAAAGCTAAAAGCAATGCTGCTAGAAAGGCATACAATAAGTCTTTCAATAGGGCATATAACTTCTCTTCGCGTCACGCTATTACTCAGTATATCAAGAAGAGCAAAAATTATCAGAAATCTAACGATAATTGGGCTGATGCCATGAACAAAGCTGAAGCATATAACAGCGCACACAAAGAGATGCGCGCCGCTAGGAAGGCGTATAGGAGTGCTAGGAGAGGATAGAGATGAATTACAGAATAGTTTATAAAGACGAGCTTTATCACCATGGCGTAAAAGGTATGAAGTGGGGTGTGCGAAAGGCTGACTATAATACCGAAGGAATGCGATCGAGGAATATTTATGATCGATTGGACGATCTCGAGAATCAGGAGATACGAGCATATTCTGAGAATCGTAAAAATTATCGTGCCGCTAAAAAACAGATTAGAGGCGAAGCTAAAGCTCGCGTCAAGGATGCTAAGATCGCTAATAAGGAAGCCCGTAAAGCTTATAATAAATCGTTTAATAAAGCTTATAGCTTTTCGCAACGTCATGCCATAACCACAATGCTTAAAAAGCACGACAATTATAAGAAAAATCAGGATAATTGGGCGGATGCTATGAAGAAGGCTGAGGCGGCCAATGCTGCTAAGAAAAATCTTAAAGATGTGAAGGCAAGCGCCAAGGCCGATGTTAAGTCCGGTAAGGCTGCTGCTCGTGATGTTCTTAGAAAAAACGAGGGCAAAATAGAAAGAGATTTCGATAAAGCTTACAACAAGACTATTGGAGAATCATATATAAAGCGTGCCCGCGCTACGAATACTGCTATTGAAATAGCGGATATTATGCTTGATGCCCGCCACGGTGTGGAACACGATGATTATGGTTATCGTAGTCGTCAAGCCAAGCTTGACGAAGCTGAGCGTCGTAGGAATCGCTACGTGGAAAGCCAGAGAAGAGGATAGAGATGAATTATATAATAGTTTATAAAGATGAGCTATACCATCATGGCGTTAAAGGTATGAAGTGGGGAGTCAGAAAAGTTGATTACAATAGTTCTGATTTGAGGTCGACTAATATATACAAACGCATCGATGATCTTGAACGTCAGGAACGGCAGTCATACAAAGCAAATAGAAAGTCTTACCGTGCCGCTAAGAAATCTATGAAGGTTGATCTTAAAGCTAAAAAGCAAAGTGGTCAGATTAGTAAAAAAGACTATAAGACTTCCATGAAAAGTGGTAAGAAGGCGGCGAAGGCCATGCTCAAAGAAAATAAGGGTAAAATCCATTCGCAGTATAATGAAGCATACTATCGGAGCATTGGCGATAGCTATATTAAGAGGGCTAGAAACATGAACCTCGTTGCTGATATATTAACCGCGACATCGAATGCGATGAACGGGCGAGAAGACGATAGCGGCTCGACATACAGAAATAGACAACTAGATAAAGCTGAAAAGAGACGCCAGGAATTCGCTGTTGAATATACGAGACAGCATTATAGGAGATAGGTATGCCAGACTACACATTTTCAGATAGGCTAAAACATGCCTGGAATGCTTTCACAAGCAGAGACCCGACTCCTCCATTGCAGCCAACTGTATATGGAGGTTTTTCTTATAGACCGGATAGACTTTATCATTACAGAGGTGGCGAGCGTTCGGTAGTTGCCTCAATTATCACACGTATAGCTATTGATGCGGCCGCGATTGATATCAAGCACGTTAAGATGGATGAAGAGGGGCGTTATCTTCAGGACATGAAGTCCGGTCTCAATAATATTCTTACGCTTGAGGCCAACATTGACCAGACAAGTAGAGATTTTCTGCAGGATGTTGTGCAGTCTCTTCTTGAAGAAGGGTCAATTTGCGTAGTACCAGTTGAAACATCTATCGATCCGCGCCATAGCGATTCTTATCAGATCAATACTATGCGTGTTGGAAAGATTGTGCAGTGGTATCCGCAGCATGTGAAAGTAGATCTTTACAACGATCAAAATGGCAAGCACCAGGAGGTAACACTTCCTAAGAAGATGGTTGCCATTATAGAGAATCCTCTCTATTCAGTAATGAATGAACCTAACTCTACTCTTCAAAGACTTATCCGCAAGCTTGCTTTGCTGGATGTTGTTGACGAGCAGAGTAGTTCCGGGAAGCTTGATCTTATTATTCAGCTTCCTTATGTAGTTAAAAGCCAGACCAGAAAGGATCAGGCCGAAGAGCGTCGGAAACAAATAGAAACGCAGCTCACGGGCTCCAAGTACGGTATAGCTTATACAGATGGTACAGAACGAATAACTCAGCTTAACCGTCCTGTTGAAAACAACCTTCTTAAACAGGTTGAATACCTTACTAACATGGTCTATGGCCAGCTTGGTATTACAGATGAGGTTCTTAAGGGAACCGCTGATGAAAAGACGATGTTGAATTATTACAATCGCACCATCGAACCAATCTTATCCGCAATTTCACTTGAGTTCAAAAGGAAATTTCTCACTAAAACTGCAAGATCGCAGGGTCAGTCCATTGAATTCTACAGAGATCCATTCCGTCTTGTTCCGGTCAATGACATGGCCGAAATCGCAGACAAGTTTACAAGGAATGAGATTATGACATCCAACGAAATCCGTCAGGTTATTGGTATGAAGCCATCAGACGATCCAAAAGCAGATGAACTGAATAACAGCAACCTGTACAGCGACCCTTCGGCAGGAATGCCAATGGACGAGCCATTAGAGGAGCCTATGCCAGAAGAAGAGAACCCGGGTGACATTCCAATAAGTGAGATCATGAACTAGGAGGTAAAATTCAAAATGGCAGCTAAATACGATTTTAGTGGCTGGGCTACTAAGAACGATTTACTGTGTTCAGATGGACGGACCATTCGAAGAGACGCCTTCAAGGACTGCGACGGTATGGTAGTGCCACTTGTATGGAGCCACATCCATACTGACCCGGATAATGTTCTCGGGCATGCACTTCTGAAGAACGAACCAGATGGAGTAAGAACGTATTGTACATTCAACGATACTCCTAGGGGAAGGACCGCCAAGGCACTTGTTGAACACGGAGACATTACAAACCTTTCCATCTATGCTAATAAGCTTAAACAGAAGGGTGGCGATGTCCTCCACGGCGTTATCAGAGAAGTAAGTCTTGTTCTCTCGGGAGCAAATCCTGGAGCGCTTATAGATTATCCGTCACTTGAACATGGTGATGACGAAGAAACCGAAGCCTTCATCTATACAGATGAGGGTATTTTTATTGCTCACTCTGAGGACTTCGACGAAGAGGAACTCGATGAGCCTGAAGAATTATCGCACGAAGATAAAGAAGAAAAGGACGAAAACATGGCAGACGAAGCAAAGAACACCAACGGTGGAGATAAGACTGTTCAGGAAGTGTTTGATAGCATGACCGAAGAGCAGAAGAATGTTTGTTATTTCATGATCGGCCAGGCTCTCGAGGATGCCGGTGTCGACGTAGATGATGAAGGAGAAGACGAAGATATGAAGCACAATGTGTTTGACAACGATTACGAAAGAGATGATGTACTGACTCATGCTGATCAGGCTGAGATCCTGAGCATGGCTAAGCAGCCTGGCATGACATTCCAGTCGGCTCTTAATACTTATGCTGCTAACAACGGATTCGACGCTGATACACTTCAGCACGATGGCGTTTCTGTTAGTGGTTTTGTACAGCCTGCTGTTGGTGTAACAGGACTCACTGTTGACGCTCTGTTCCCAGAGTACAAGGACGTAAGACCTGGTGCCCCGGAGCTTATCACAAATGACCAGGGCTGGGTAGGAACTGTTCTTGGTAAGGTTCATAAGAGCCCTATTTCCAGAATCAGAACTTCCCAGGTTGATATCCGCAATATCGATGCTCTTAGAGCAAAAGGATATAAGAAGGGTAACGAGAAGAAGCTGACCGGCAACTTCCAGCTCGTAAGAAGAACAACTGACCCTCAGACAGTATATGTCAAGAGCCAGCTCCATAGAGATGACGTAGTTGACATCACAGATTTCGACTATGTTCAGTACCTCTACAACATCGACAGAATGAACCTGAATGAAGAGCTCGCTATGGCTATCATGGTAGGAGACAGAAGATCCGACGAGTCCGAGGACAAGATCTTCCCAGAGCATATCAGACCTATCTGGACAGACGATGAACTGTTCACACTGCACTATGATCTTGACGTTGAGGCAATGAGAGAAACCCTCCAGGGTTCTGAGACAGGAAGCTTCTTCGGCGACAATTTCGTTTACGCTGAGGCTCTGATCGAGAAGGTCCTGTATGCAAGAGAGAAGTTCAAAGGAACAGGAACTCCGGACTTCTACATGACTCCGCATATGCTGAATGTAATGCTGCTCGCAAGAGACAGAAACGGTCACAGAATCTTCAGCTCCAAGGCTGAACTCGCATCTGCACTCAACGTAGGTTCGATCATCACAGCTGAGCAGTTCGCAGACCTCGCTCCAAGAGTTGATGACGATAACAATAAGCACAAACTCCTTGGTCTCTGTGTAAACCTGGCAGACTACAGCCTTGGTGCAACTAAGGGCGGCGAGATCACTCACTTCACAGACTTCGACATTGACTTCAACCTTCTGAAGTCCCTGCTCGAGACAAGATGCTCCGGCGCTCTGACAAGAGTTTACTCTGCGATCGCAATCGAAGAGCCTGTTGCTTAATTAAGGAGGTAATGTATGACTGTTAAAGGCGAACTTAGAAGAGTTCTTATAGCTTGCGGCGGTACTCCAACCAAGAATACGATTCCTGGGCTTATCGGAGAAATCGCTGTTACACTCGGAGGAGTTGGAACTGGTAAAACCGTGGCCGAGCAGCTGCATAACATTGCCCTTGCAAAGGGTTTCCCGGCTGATGGCACATGGACTGTAACTTATAATGCAAACGGTGGAAGTGGAAGCATTGATGCAGTGGAAGTCAATGCTGGCGATTTTATAACTCTTAATAGTGGAAGTACACTTACCGCGCCGGAAGGCAAGGAATTTGTCGGATGGGCTAAGTCCTCTTCTGCTCAGTCGGCTACAGTTACATCACCGTTTACCCCGACGAAAGACGAAACTCTTTATGCTGTTTGGGCCGATGTGACCCCGGTTGAAGAACCTACAACTTAATTTCAAAATGGGAGTAATTTATGGCTAAGTTTTTTGGAGTTATTGGATTTGAAGAAACCCAGGAAACGAAGCCTGGGGTATTTGAGCCGACGGTGACTAAACGAAGCTACAGTGGTGATGTTCTCAGGAGCTCCAAACGGAATGAATCCGGAGAAAAAGTCAACGATGACATCACTATTAGCAATCAGTTTAGTATCGTCGGCGATAAATACGCATACAACCATATCTATGGCATGAAGTACATAACGTACATGGGCGCTAACTGGAAGATAACAGATGTTGAAATCCAGCACCCAAGGCTAATTCTTAGTATAGGAGGACTCTACAATGGGAACGAGGATTCAGCTTCATGAGAAGCTTTTAGCTTTATTCGGAAGTAATCACGTTTACTTTCAGCCACCTCCGACGATTAAGATGGCCTATCCGGCCATAGTCTACAATCTGGACGGTCTATACACAAGACCGGCTAATAATAAGAAGTACGTTAAGGAAGAGCGATACATTGTCACGTTTATCCATAAAGATCCGGATGAAAACTATTCAGATGACATGTTCAGTACTTTCCCGATGTGCTCCTTTGATAGGAGATTTGTCAGCGACAATCTCTACCATGACGTTTATACAGTTTATTACTAGGAGGTAATAATTAATGGCAAGACTTGTATGGGACAAGACCGGTGAACATTTCTATGAAACCGGCGTTAAGAACGTTGTTCTGTATCCTATGTCGGGCAACAGTTACGGCGAGGGAGTTGCATGGAATGGCGTTACAAGCATTGAGGAGAATCCATCTGGAGCAGACTTCAATGCCATATATGCTGATGACATTAAGTACCTGAATATTCAGGGAGCCGAGGAATTCGGAGCTACTATTGGTGCTTACACATATCCTGATGAGTTTGCAGAGTGCGACGGTTCTGCTGTTCCGGTTGACGGAGTAGCAGTTGGCCAGCAGTCAAGAAAGGCTTTCGGACTTTGCTACAGAACTACTATCGGTAACGATACTGAGGGAATTGAGTATGGTTACAAGCTTCATATCGTTTATGGAGCCAGAGTAACTCCTTCCGGAAAAAGCTACAGTACGATCAACGATAGCCCGGAACCTGCAGAGATGAGTTGGGAAATGAATACAACTCCGGTTGCTGTATCCGGTTTTAAGCC